AGGAATACCATTATCATAAATTCTAATATATGGAAAGAAATAACCAACACAACTTCTACCATCATAATCGCCATGTTTTTGAGCAAATTGATAATAAAAATCAGGATTCTTACTATCGTCAGCACCGGCTTTAACATATGCTAAATTAAGTGAGCCATGATCATCTATAAATGAAGGGTTTGTTGATTCTTTGAATATTTTTGCGCTTGGCATATTAATAAATCCAAGGCAATTTAATTTCATACCACAAAGATCAGCTAGTTGTTGTTTTGAGCCGTATCCATCCATAGGGACAAGTCCTAATCCAAATGAATCAACTAAATATCTCCAAGATATTTTATTTTTATCGGCTAATCCTTTTGCAAGATTAGTATCCATATTTATAATATCAAGTATTGCATTTTGTCTTACATCTGTACCATTAGGAATAGAATCTGTATGCACAATAAATGGAGAAATTTTTAAAGCCTTATATTCATCAACATAAACATCAACTGATGGATAAGTAAATGTTTGATAGCTAGGAGTTGTTAATCCTGTATCTGCAACATTATAATCTTCAATCATAATAGGTGCATCTGTATAAAGAATTTTAAGATCAACATTATTTGGATCATTTTGAACTTTAATGATTCTAGTCAATTTTCTTGGTACAGAACCTTCTAAATATCCTTCACCATTTGGCGCTTCATAATATGCTTCATCATAATATGCAGATAAATAACTACCTTTTGTTATTTCTGAATATCTATTTTTATTTACCCAAATTTGATGACAAGTATTAAGATCATCACCAAACCAATCCTCAATTTCAACAGATTGTTCCCAGTTTGATCTATTTGAATGAATATCCAAATGATAATTATACATATCAGACCAATCACTAAATGATATAGAATATTGTGTATCAGGATTTATTGTTGATAAAAAATTAACAGTAAGTATATTAGACTGATCTAAAAACATTTTTAAAAAAATCTTAGATGTAGATCCACTGTTATTATTAACATAAAAATAATCTAAATTATTTATTACACCATTATAATAATCCTGGTATAATTGAGAAAATGTTGCAACTACACCTTTTGATGGAGATGCAAGGTCACCAGCAACTGTGTATCTTGTTATTAATGTATTAGTATTAGTTGTTCCTACATTATTAAACAAAAACTCATTATCAACATAATAAAGTAAAAATTTATTATTATAAACACATTTATCAGCACCATCAACATAAATTTTAATACTTGCATTTGTTGTTGTTGTTGCATCTATTGGGAATGTTGATATAACAGGCACTTTATTACCATCCATAAATGTCACTGATGTTAAACCTGAAAATTCAATCATAACACTTTGAGTAGATAATTTGTCATATATTTCATTAAATGCGTACATTGATCTAAGATATCCATATTCATTATAAATTCCAGTTTTACCTGATGTTCCATTAAACTGAATACTTACAAATTCACCTAACGTGTCAGGTGTAGGCGCAATAGCAATAACATCATATCCAGGAATTTGATCAAAAGGAAGGTATCCAGATTCATCTACAGTCACAGGATAATAAGTTAATGTTGAACTACCTGAACTATTAACTATTTTTGTATAACCTAAAATAATAGTACTATCTAAGCTAAATGTATAATCTGGTTTTATAGCAGTTCCCGTTGTCTCAACACCATATAAAATATTAACAGTATTATCACTTGTAAGATATAAAACGTCATATCTTGAACCTGATGCAGAAGAAACACCAGTTAATGTAACAACGGTTGATACAAATCCAGGTGTAATAACGCCATTCATAACTAAATGAGATGATACATCACCTAAAAATCCAACTTGTAAATTAGTGCCAGCAGTACCACTAAATGTAGTAGTACTAGAATCAAAATAAATATCATATGTACTTCCATTTGTGTATATTCCAGTTCTATTATCAGTATTACCAAATGGCAACAAACTATCAACATTATTGGTTATAACATTATTACTAGAATCTAAATATTTTTGTGTATAAACTATTGTTTCTTTAAGGGTTGCATCATATGACATAAATTTTATATTACTAATATCTTGTCCTGCGATAACATCACCTATAATATCTAAATTTCCAAGTTTAAAATCTGCTTCTAGTAATGAATCTTCATTATATGTACAGAATAATCCAGTTGTGTCAGTATTATTATTAATGATATTCTTAATATACATATCTTTATTATTTATATCCTTAAAATATGGTATTAAAGAAACATCATATTTACCAAGAATAGTAACAGTTCTTTCATTAAAGAAATTGTTAACTTGGGTTTTAATTAAACCATTTTTATTAAAATATTTACTAAATGTTGTATCATTACTCAATGTTTTATAATTTGACCAATCTCCAGCAACTATAACAATAGAAGCAAGATAATCTGAAATCCATTCTCTATAATCAATATATGCGGGCACTTTAGTTCTATCACCATACCATTCTTCTGCAGTAACATCAAATCCAGTAATACTTGATTTGAACATAAATACTGTAATATCTTTGTCACCCATATTGGTAATATGAAAAAGTCTCTCATTGTCAGAAACACCAAAATTATTAGCTTTAACAATATTTAAGAATGCATCTGTATCTCTCTCCCAAAAATCTTGGCGATTAAAAAATGATTCATATGCTGAACTATTCACATTACCATTTTGATATTGTGATGATACTGAGATAGATTGCCATTCAACCTTATCTCTATTTGGATTTGTGGCTAAAAGATTTAGAGCCCAAACTGGTCCACTTTTCAACATTTGTTTTACTGTTTTGTGAAAAAATGAACCTTTATTTTCTAGCCTTCTATCATCATCACCAAATATAGAAGTGAACTCATTGGGATTTGTAACATAAATTGGTGTATTAAAAGGACCTTTTTTAGAAAAACCAGGAACTAAATTTACTAGAACATTCTGTACTGGAAGTTCTATAATACTACTATCAATTTCTTCGATAAAAATACCTGGTCTTTTATATTTTCCGAAATCTGTGTCTTTAATTGGCATAATTAAAAAATTATTTTTATGGTATATATTAATTTTTTTTTTGAAAAAAAGCATTTTTTTTTACCTTTTTACATTATTATATATTAATATGATTTTTTAAAAAAAAGCCAAAAAACATGCAAGATATATTATTAAATTCTTGGTAATATTAAATTAAATCTGTATCTTTGTACATCATTAAAATAAATAAAAATATGAATAGAGACTTGTTCATGAAATAAAAAAATAAATAAAAATGAATAAAGATATTAAACCATTATATAGAAAAGTTAATACAAAAGCTCGCGGTGTTCATCACAATATTGGTCATAATGCAAAAACTGATAGGGGCAAAAAATCTGGTATTAAAAAATCCATGAAAAAAGATGTTCAACGTGGGTTAGATTATACTCCTCTTTATAGATTTCTTCTTTCTAAGATTGGAGAAGATTGGACTAAAATTCATTCCGAAGCAATAAAAAGATTAGATTGTGAAGAACCAATTTATCATTTAGTCGCTAGGAACGACTCCGAAAAAAGAGATTATGTAGGCTGTGATGAATCATCATACTATAGTGGTTTATATATTGATGAAAATAACAAATTACAAAAAGTAAATCCAAATTTTAAAAATGAAGATTTAATTCCATCTTGTAACTGTTGCACTCACACTTTCAATGGTAAAGTTCTTATTAGAAAATATAATTCTGATTATTATTTAAATGAAAATTTAAATTCAAAAAAATTCGTATAAATGTTTGGTGTATTTAAATAAATATAGTATCTTTGTAGAGTCAAATAAATAAAAAACACAATTAAAATGAAAAGAAGATTCTTTTTTAACAGAGTAGTTGCAATCACTAAAGTATTTAATGGTGTCAAAGCAAATGAAGACCTTGATAAATTTGATAATCAGATTGAAAATGGCTGGTTAATTACAAAGTATGACAACAGGGAAATTTGTAGGGTAGAAGTTTCTAAAGTTTATTACAATTTTGATTTTTCACATTTTTCAAAATCAATTTTATCAGAAATACAAAAATATTTCACACCTGAAACCTACAAACTTAAAGCAGCAAGCGGTGTACAAGAGATCAAATTGATCGGTGATGAATTATTTATTGATAATGAGCGGTATGAAAAAATGATTAGTATTGTCAACTCTACTGACAAAAGTAGGGCTCTTTCAATGAATGTTGGTCTGGTAAAATGTGAAAAAGGTAAGAATCCAACATCAATTACAATCTTAACTAGTTTTAGCAACAAACATTACAAATCTTCGTTACCTGAAAAAATAAAATCTTTCTCTGAAAATCTTATCAATTTCAATATGGATATTGATTTTCATGTTAAAACAATTGACGACTTAAAAAATAAAGAAGTCACAATTGTAGAATTCGCAAAATCTGTTCTTTTTGACAAAAAAGGCAAACTTGTAAAAAGTGTTGAATTAAAACTCGCAGCATTAGGTAAAAAATTAATGTATGAATATGGTTTCAGAAAAAATTATAATACTTTAAGTAATTTAACTGCTGCCGATATTGATAAAATTGAGGATTTAACATTGAATGCAAAAGTACTATATAGCGCATATGTTGAATTATTCAAAGATAGTGATACATCTATTATTGCAAGAGAATCAAGAAGGGTTATTGAAGCAATTGAATCTATTAATTAAAATTTAATATCTCACAAATTAAAAAGAAGGTTATCACCTTCTTTTTTTATTTTTTACTGAATAGTTCAGAGCATTTTTTTTATTCTAAAAAAATAATTACATTTGATTATACAAAAAGAAAAACAAATCAATATAATTATTTTTAAATTATAAAATATAGTAAAACAAAGACTAGATTTTTTACTATATATATGCTCTAAATTATATCTATGAAAGAAAACGACAAAATTAACGAACTTGAAAGACAGTTTGAAGAAAGAACAAACCTTAATTTTCAAAACTTTTACAAAAACTATAAGCCAAGATTAATGTGGTATATATCTAGATACACCAAAGATCCTGAAATAGCAGAGGACCATGTAGAAGATGCTTTTATACAAGCATTATTAAATATTAGTACGTATAAAAGACCAGATGAAGGTGGTGCACAAGTAAATACCTGGATTTACAAAATTGCTGAAAATATTGTCAAAAAGGCTCACAAAGATAGTGAACGTCTTCCAACCAATTCATTAGACAAAGAAATGGCAGAAAATTTTAATTTATCTAACATTATTCCATATGATGATGGTAGACGGCATATTGATGAATATAATATATTTGTTAAAAAAGCTAATTTTATTAAAGAGACAATCTATAATTTACCTGAAAAAGATTTCAAATATAAAAAAGTTTTAATTATGAGAGAAATTGAAGGTATGGCATATAAAGAGATTTCAGAGGAATTAAATATTAATCTTTCAACTATTAAATCTCAGATTAAAAAAGGTAGAAATATTGTTAAAAAAAGAGTGCAAAAAAAATTTTCCGAAATAGATCACAATGGCGCAGAAGGCGAAGAAGAACATAATATCTTATGAGTCCTGTAAATGGAATATAAAATTATGGAGACAAAGATGGTATTTATATGCCATCTTTCTTCATATTAAAAACTATCTAAATCCAATGGTAGTAATTGAATTATTACTTGGTGGTAGATTAGATATAGACACTGAGAAAAAAATGGGATTAGATTGGCGAGATATTAAAAGACATATTGAATTAAGTAAAATGTATAAATTTTCAACAAAATATGAAAGAGAAGATTGAAAATATAAAAATCAGAAAAACAGTAACTTATGAAATTGAAGTTATTGAAACTAATGAACCAATTCCAAAAGAACAAGAAATCGATTTTATAGAATGGTTGTCAAGTATGACAAGCGAATGTACAACAGGCAAAAATCATGAATATTATTCTTATACAGATAATTATAAAGAAGATATTGGCGTGACATTTTATATAAGAACCATTTAAAATAAAAAATAATGAAAGATAGAAATGAAAAACCTATTCCTGGTTATGATTTTTCTTTAAGCAAAGAAAAAATAAAAGAAATTTTTAATACACCAGAAAAAATAGAGTATTCAGAAAAAAAGAAAAAAACTCAAAAAAGAAGAGAAAATGTTTATAAATTCACATCAATTGGATTATCTACTAATTCTGTGAGAAATTTAATTATAGCAAATGTAATATTTTTTATTGCCTCATATTTTATAAATATGAATTCTCTTGCATTATTTAATATTACAGACCAACATTTTGCAATATGGCAACCAATAACCTCAATGTTTCTTCATGGTGGAGTTTTGCATATATTATTAAATATGTTTGTTTTATGGCAATTTGGTAATCAAATTGAGCAAGTTATTGGTACAAATAAATTTTTAACATTATATTTCCTAAGTGGAATAACTTCATCATTACTTTGGATGTTTCTTGGAACAGGTCCAGCTGTTGGCGCATCAGGCGCATTATGTGGGTTATTAGCAGCTTATATTTTCATTGCACCTGAAACTGAAGTATTATTTTTATTTATTATTCCAATGAAAATGAAAAATTTTATATATGGATTTGGTGCATTGTCCCTTATATTTGGATTATTATCATTAATAAATCCATCTTATGGATTTGGTATTGGTCACTTTGCACATCTTGGTGGACTAATTGGTGGTTATTTACTTACTTATTATTGGACTAAAAATAAATTAATTCAAACATTTTAATTTTTTTATTCAAAAAAAAATGTCTATATTTGAAGTCTAAAATATAAACTATGAAAAAGATTATATTATTATTTTTCTTAATGACATTTACATTTTCAGTTTTTTCTAATCAATATTTTGATACAGAAAAAGGCAAACAATCCATAAAACCAGCAATTGCTCAAATGGATACTGCTAAAGTTTATGCTGAAAAAAGTGCAAATTTATTAGTTAAAGAATATAAAATGTGGGGGTTAACGAAAACAATTCAAGTGAATAGTAATGTCTTCTTACCAATCGTACTATTCATAACATTATTCTTAGTTTGGTTAAAAAATAAAAAATAAATAATAAAAAATATGATAGATTTTTATAAACATGTGATACCCGATAGAATGCACGAAAAGCTTACAGAAGCTGTCGTAGCAATGATGGCAACAGGTAATTTGCCATATTATGGTGAATTTGCGTTATTCATCAACTTTTTTGAAACAAAAAATAATCCTTATGTTCCAACAGCAGGAGTAAACGTCACATCTGCTGGTATGAATTTTTACTGGGATCGCAAATTCATTGAAAGTTTAAGTCAATCGGCAGTAAATTTCCTATTAATTCATGAAGAATTTCATATTCTTTTTGATCACATCAAACGAAGTGTTGGTTATGATCAAAAATCGGCAAACATTGTTCAAGATATGATTATAAATCAAATCATTCTTGATGAAATTATGAAACAACAAGGTCTTGGATCAGGACCAACACCATTTATCAGCATTCCAAAAGATATACTCAAAAACAATAGTGCTCTTTTTATTCCAAAAGAATACAAAGGTGAGCCAGTTTTTGAAGACCTATACGAATGGTATGTTAATAAAAAACGAGAATGGCAAGAAAAAAATAAAGATAAAATCCAGCAAATGAGAAAAGAAGCTGGTAAATGTCCTAAATGTGGCGCATCTATTCCTCAACCAGGAGATCAATCAGAAAATCAAGATGATGGGGAGAGTGGTGAAAATGATAAAGGACAAGGAAACAAAGAAAAAGACGGTCAAGTCGGTGGAAAAAGCGGCGCAGACGGTAAAAATAAAGAAAAACAAGGCAAAAGCGGTCAAGGTGGTGATCAAGATAGTGACGAAAATAGTGGTAATGAAGGTAATGAAAATAAATGCCCTAATTGCGGACACGAGCATAACAATAATCAGTCTCGTCAAGGAAAAAAAGACACCTCTGGTAAAGATAGGTATGGTAAATACGGCAAAAACGATGCTGAATGTTATTCACTAGACACAATTTTTGAAGGTGAAGAAAGAGAAGAACAAAATACTCTTGACGCTCATCTACCAGATGATATTCCACAAGAATTAAAAAGAGAAATTGTTGAAGGAATAATGACAAAGCTGAAAAACAGGGGACTTTCCTCTGGCGAAGTTGAAGCAATTTTAAATAAACTTCGTAAAACACGTATTGACTATTTAAAAGAAATAAAAAGAACAATGAGTAGTCATATTTTTGGTTCTAAGAAATCAAAAACAATAGTTAGACCAAACCGTAGAGGTATTGATGGACTTAAAGGAAATAAAAAATATAAAAACGAAATTAACGTCATATTAGACACAAGTGGTTCGATGTCAGGTAGCTTCGAAAAAGTATTATCCTACATTTTCCAAAACGATATTGAAATGAATTTAGTTCAAATAGACACAGAAGTAAAAAAAGTATATAAAATTACTTGTAAAAAAGAACTAGAAAAAATGAAAATTTTTGGTCTTGGCGGTACAACTTTAACTCCAGCATTAAAATTTATTGCAGATAAAAAAAATAAAATAAGCATATTCAACACTGTAATTTTAACTGACGGATGTACAGATTCGTTAGATTTTCAAGGAATTAGAACAAAAACTTTGATTTTATCCACAGATGGTAAATGTCCAATTGCATTTGATAATGGTAAAATTAAGCAGATTGAGCATATTGATAAACAAGATTAATATTTAAATTCGGATTCAATCTTTATATTCTTAGTAGAATTTATAGAGTTCTTTGTAAAGCACAAATTAGAAATATCACCTATAATCTCAGGTGATATTTCTTTTTGATAACCATACCAAATAGAAATTTTATGATCAAGAGAAGGATAATTTGGATCTTGTCCACGTAAAATAAAATTACTCCTTATATCCTCATTGTCATAATAATCTAAACCATTCCATTCTAATAATAGTGCTTTTTTATTTCTATTAGTAATTCTATTGACATTTCTTTTATATAAAATAAAATCTGAAAGTAAATTATCTGACAATTGTATGCCAATTTTTATTCTAGTATTTTTCATTTTTTCAATGACAGCATCGCTTTGACTGGCACTTTCAAATCCATATCTTTCTAAATTTGTTTTCTTAATTTTTTCTTTAACATCATTTAACTTAAAAACACTATCAACACCATATTTATCTATATTATTTTCTTTTCGTTTATCTAATAATTCTTTGTTTTGAAATGTATGTTCAACTCCATATTTTTCTTTATTTGTTTTTATATTCTTATTTATTGAACATTTTTTACAACAGTAATAATCATGCGATTTTAAAGATTTTGTATATGTTCTCATTTTTATATTTGTTTCACAGCCACAATCCGCACATTTCGCTTTTATTAAAGAATTACTATTTTTACATAAATGTATAGATAATACCATCATATCTATACCAACAATAGCATTATAACCTAAAGATATAAAATGATTTTTATTTCTAGAATTCACACCAACATTAACATACTCTTCAATTATCATTTCTATCTTTTATTTTTTCAAACTCTTTTTTAATAATTTTTTCAACCCAATCATTTAATTTTAGTGAATTTTCTTTTGCATATTTTTTCAAATCAGTATGCAAGTTTTCGTCTATTTTCATATTTTTTAACTTTCTCATATTACTATATATAAAATATATAAGGTCAAAAAGATAAAAAAAGATATAAAAAGATAATTATTTTCAATTTTTTTTATTTATAAATAATGTTTATCTTTGAATTATAAAATAAAAACTCACTTAAATTATGAATAAGAAAAAAAGATTACTAAATTTATTTACTCAAGATGTGAAATATAACTTTCATCTTATTAGAACTATTGATCCGAATGGTCATCTTCTTTATTTGATGAAAAACGAATCACCATTAAATCAGGATTCATTAGAATTCGCGCCAACAGTAATTATACAAGAATTATTAAAAAATTGTTCAGTTGAAGTTGAAAAATTTGCACCTGCTATATTTTGGACCGATGAATTTGATACTGAAGAATTAAAACAAAAACTTAATAATAATCTCTTAGAAAATCCTGATTTTTCTAATTTTATTGAATCCATCAAAGAACAATATAGAATTTTAGAAATTCAAGATTCTCTATTATATAAAAAAGATCCAGAGGCATATGCAGAATCAAAAAGAGCCGAATACGCTGAACATCAAAAAGAACTTATGGGGGATTTTATTAAGCAACACCAAGATTCAAAAAATAAAAGAGAAGAAGCACTCTTAGAATATAATGACAACTTAATAAAACTATTAAAAGATTATTTTGAAGATATTATAGAATTTGAAAAAAGAGATTTTGATTTTAATGTAGAACTTGATAAAATTATTGGTAGCTTAATTGATCCTGAAACTTGGATTAAAATTGATGATAAACCATTTAATTGTAGAATTGAACTATCTGCACTATTTGAAAATAAAATGAAAGTTTATCTAACAGATAATAATGATTATTCATTTAGTGCGATTTTGCGATTTGAAAAAACTCAACTTATCACAGAGGAAATCATTAGAATTGATGAAAGTATCACATCTCCAAGAATAATGTCTGATTATGATGCTATAGCTCAATTATACAATATTGATATTAAATCAATACCAGAATGGGAATATAAAAATGAATCAGATCGCTTTGAATATATTATCGATTATTTAGTTCCAATTTTCAAAGAATCAAAAGAAAAAAGAAAAGAAGAATATTTAAATAAAATTAAAGAAGAAGCAGATGAAAAAGAAGAATTAGAAGATTTTGAACATACTTTTGATGATACTGAAGAACATAATTCTAAAAATAATAATATGAACACAAAAAAAACAAATCCAAGTGATTGGTATTTTGATGTATGGACAGCAACCGAAAATGGTGGGGATGTTAACGATCCCGATCCATCAATAATCGCATTATCAGAAGATGGATCTAATTGTTTAGATGATCAATTAGGATCACATAATTTACCACAGGATATTATTGATGCTCTTAATAGAGCAGGAATATTTGGTGATTCAGAAATAATGGAAGCATGTTGGGAAGTCAATGATTATGAATCAAAAACAAAAGAAGACATTATAAAAAGTATGGAGAAAGAAGGATTTATTTATGTACCAAATATGTTTATATAATTAAGAATTCAATTTTTTTTATATAAAAACAAAATGTATATTTATAACAGATTAATAAAAGAAAATAAATAATAAATAAATAAATAAAAGAATAAATAAATTATGGTAAAAAATCAATCAATTCCAAAAGGTATCACCTATGAACCAGCAAGTAGATTTCCTGAAGGGTTTGAAAATCTTTCAGATCGTGAAAAGAAATATTACAAAATGATGAACGCAAAAAGTGGCGTTCTTTATATATCTTCTCCGCCAGGATATGCCAAATCTGCAATTATGAGGTCAATTGCTAAGAATATGGGACATCAGTATTTTGACATTCGTCTTTCCATGGTGGATGAGACAGACGTAGGTCTGTTTCCAACAATTGGAGAAGAAGAAGTTGAAGGCTCAGACGGAGAAAAAAAGATGCAAAAAATGTTGTCACACGTTGCACCTAAATGGGCATATATGGCAAACAAGTGTCCTACTATCATACACTTTGAAGAATTAAATCGTTCTACACTTTCAGTTAGGAATGCTGCTCTTCAAATGCTACTTGAAAGAGAAATTGGCGCATTTTTCAAATTTAACGAAAATGTTATGATGTGCGCATCAGGAAACTTAGGTGAAGAAGACGGTACAGACGTTGAGGAGTTTGACCAGGCTCTTAACAATCGACTAATTCATATTCAACATACACTTCCTTTTCCTGAATGGGTTGAAAGGTACGCAAACGAAAACGTATGCCCAGTAATTATTCAGTTTTTAAAAACACACACTGAGCACTATTACAAGAAACCTGATGAAAGAAATACCACCAACAAAACTAGTAAAGCTTACGCTACACCAAGGTCTTGGACATTTTTAAGTGATTATATATTTGAAAATTTTGGTGAGTGGGAAACCAGAAAAAGTCTTGATGAAAAAGATGAATATAAACTTATTATTGATAAATTTACTGGACAGCCAAAAATGTTCAAAAAATTTCCAAGTGTTCGTACTTGGCTCAATGATATTAAAGAAATTGGACATGGATATATTGGTGGATCAAATGCTGGATTTATGCGTTATTGCGAAGATACTTTAAAAATATCATTAGACGACGTTTTAGATCGCTTTGATGAAATTGAGACTGATGTTAGAGGTTTTAATAGAGATAAAAAATCTGAACTTCTTGCTAACATGAAAGAACGTAAAATCGCTCAATTGAAACCAAAGCAAGTTGAAAATCTTGTTAAGTTTCTTTGTACAATTTCAGACGATGAAATGGTAGGATATATCCTACATGTACTTGATACTGAATATAATTTATCAGAAGAAGGTAAAGAAAATAAAATGGCTGAAAAATTCCTTGCATCAAAAGCCTTTAATAAATTCCGAGATGCTATTATGAAGCATGTTGATGATGATGATAAAAAATAATTTCTAAAATAGAGGTAGTACAAAAACTACCTCTATTTTATAAAACATAATTAATGAAAAGAAAACAATTATTATCCAACGCTATTAAAAAATGTACAAAATCTGACGGTTTTGCTAGTTTTTATGATATTGGCAATCTACTACATAAAAAAAGAACATATTATAAAATCGGTCCAATATACTGTAAAGAACTAAGAATAAAATTATCAACATTTCTCAAATATTATTTTCCAGAAATAGAACTTGATGAAAAACAACAAAAATGTAAATTAAATAATGGATGAATTAGAATTAGAATTGCATAAACTTAATGCAATGTTTCTACAAGGTTCTATTAAAATACTAAATAGAAGTATAAATTTTTATAAAAGATATCTTATATTTACTATATTTATGACACTTTTTAATTTCTATTTTATAATATCAAATTTAATAAATTCAAAATCATATACAACATCTGTTATAGCAACAATATTATGGTTAATTTCAGATATGTTTAATTTATATTTTTTAAATGTGCAAAAAAAGAAGTTAAAAAAAGAAGTTCTACAATATGATGAAGAACAAAAAATAATAGACTATCCTAAATATATAAAAGATCAAAGATTAAAAAAATTAAAAAAATTAAAAAAAATTTAATTCATATATTTTTTAACACCATCAATAACATCTTTTGGTTGAATTGCCTTAGAACAAATAAAATCGTTATTTTTTGGGCAAAACATCCAATTAGATGCATCAAAAGTAATATTAGAATCATTCCAACATCCATTACAAACATTTGAATTATATATTCTTGTACAATTGGATTTAAATTCCAGCCATGGTTTTGTAAATCCACTCACTAAAACAACTGGTGTACCTACAGCCCAAGACACCCACGCCAAGCCTGAGCTAATTGTAATCATCATTTTAGCATATTTAATATCTGTTATTCTTTCTGATAAAGGATAATTACCAGTCTTATCAATCACATATTTTGATTTAGGAGCTTGATTATAATGTCCAAGAATACCAAAACTTTTATATTTATCAATTAAGACTATTTTATAACCATTTCGCCCTAAAAAATCAAATAATCGTTCCCAACCAAATGGATTATTCCAATATTTAAGTTGTGATGTGGATTGTATTGCAACAACAACATATTTACCTTTAATTTTTGTTTCTCCTTCAGGTATATTTATTTTTGAAACATATTCCTGATCCGGTATTCCTAATATTAAATTTGCTATTGATTGTAATGAATATTTTCTATAATCAAATGTTTTTATAGCATTATCGTATTTTTTATTATCAGCATACCAATATTCTGAAGACAGAACATTATCTATCATATAAAGTTCTGGTCCAAAATCAATTCTAAATTTTTTATCAACATCATTAATATAATTAGAATCTGAAATATCGGTAAAAATAATATCTGTATATACTTTATCAAATAAATTTTTGTGATAAGTATATAAAATAACCTCAACATTATTTATTTTTCTATATTCTTCAACACAAGGGACAAATGCAATATTATCACCCAATGAATTTGAACCAATTATAACATAAACTCTATTAAATTTATCAGTTTTTTTTCTTTCAAAAATGATCTTATCTTCTGATGTGACTCTAATTAGAATACACATTTCAGGCGTAGAATCTATTTGTGTCCAATAATTAACTTTAATCATGTCTGAATATTTTACTTCATTTGTACTCAAATCTATAAATTCCACATAAAAATCCCTATCATCAGAATCCCCAACAATATTTAAAAAAGTATAATCATCTCTAAACCTAGTAACAAAATTTATCATAATTAAATTATAATTTTTATAAAATCTTCAATACGTTTTAAAGATATTATAATATTTTTCATCTTTCTCTATCATAATATAATTTCTTTTAGTTTTTTATACTAGCAATTGTTATTTTGTAACTACCTGACTATCAATCATTCACATTTGCTCCACCCGCAATTTCGGCAAGTTTTGCACCCAGCCTCATATGTTAAATCTTTTGAACCACATTCAGGACATGATTCGCCAATAATTTTAGAATTTATATATTTCTTTATAATTCTTTTAACACCAGACTTCCAAGTTCCAAATGCTGCATTATCTGATAATTGCAAACTATCTATAAGATCAATAACACTAGGAAGGTGAATACGATGTCTTAAAAAAGCTGATAATAATTTGCTTGTATTCCAAAATTCTCTATCAAATGCTCTATTTAAACCCTCCATTGTAACATGATATCCATCTTTATCTTTATAAACAAAGTCATATCTACTTTTTTCACCTTCTTCTTTATATCTAATAATTTCACCTTTTTCTACAGAAGCTGGAATATAAAATTCATCTAATAGACCTGTAAATATTTCGTATGGATATTTTTGACCTTTTTCATCAACCATTAATCCTAAAACACCAACCCATTTTTCTTTATTATTAGTAAATCTAACAACATCACACTCAAGCCTTTTAGGTCTTGGCTTAGCATTATTTTCTTGAGGTTCTTTTACTACATTTTGTGTAGTACCTTCATTAGACATAATAACACCTTGACGAGAGCCATCACGATAGACAGTCATTCCTTTACATCCAGACTTCCATCCCATTTCGTACACTTTAGATACAATATCTTCAGTAACATTATTTGGCAAATTAACTGTTACTGAAATAGAATGATCTACCCATTTTTGAATTCTTCCTTGCATTCTAACTTTTTCAACCCAATCTACATCATTAGAAGTTGCCTTATAATATGGTGATTTTTCTATTATTAATTTAAGATCAGAATCTTTCATAGCTTTAACTTCTTCAATATTATAACCATTAACATCTAACCAAATTTCAAATTTATGATGAAAAACATTATATTCTTCCCATTTTACACCTTCAGCATCTGTATAATCAACTCTACCACTTTTATCTGTTGGGTTTATTTTCCGTCTTCTTTTATAAGAAACTAAATATGCTGGCTCAATACCAGAAGTAGTTTGTGTCATAATTGAAACTGAACCAGTTGGTGCAATAGTTAAAAGAGCAATATTTCTTCTACCCCATTGTTTTAACATTATATCTAATTCTGGATCAGAATCTTTTAATCTCTGAACAAAAGGATTACTTATTTCTCTTTCATAATCATAAATAGGAAAAGAACCTCTTTCTTTTGCCATTATAGCAGATGATTTATAAGCATTTATAGCCAAAATTTTATGTACTTCAGTTGAAAACTCAGTTGCTTCTGATGTGCCATATCTTAAACCTAACGCCGCTAGCATATCACCTTCAGCAGTTACTCCTAAACCAGTTCTACGACCATTTAAAGTCATTGTCATAATTTTAATCCAAGTTTCTCTTTCAACTCTCTTAGTCTCATCATTTTCAGGATCTGATTCAATTTTACTCAAAATCATATCAATCTTTTCAATTTCAAGATCAATAATATCATCCATAAATCTTTCAGCATAAATTACATATTCTTTAAATTTATTCCAATCAAAAGATGCATGTTTTGTAAATGGATCTACAACAAAACTATAAAGATTAATTGCAAGTAATCTACATGAATCATAAGGGCATAAAGTTATTTCACCGCACGGATTTGTACTAACTGTCTTAAAACCATAATCTTGATAGCAATCTGGAACAGACTCCCTCATAACAGTATCCCAAAATAAAACACCTGGTTCAGCAGATTTCCAAGCGTTATGAATTATTTTTTTCCATAACTTTTGAGCATCAATATCTTTTGTGAAAATAGGATTTTTAGAATCTATTGGAAATAATTGGGTATACATTTTTGCATTTAATGCAGCTTCCATAAAATCATCATGAACTTTAACTGATATATTTGCGCCGGTCACTTTACCGTGTTCTAATTTAGCATCAATAAAATCTTCTGAATCTGGATGTTTTACGGAGCAAGTCAACATTAATGCACCTCTTCTTCCACCTTGGGCAACTTCATTTGTAGAATTTGAATATCTATTCATAAATGGAACCAAGCCTGTAGAAGTTAATGCAGAATTTTTGACTGGCATTCCAGCTGGTCTAATATGAGAAAGATCGTGTCCTACACCACCTCTACGTTTCATAAGTTGTATCTGTTCTTCATCAACTTGCATAATTGATCCATATGAATCAAATAAACTACCTATAACAAAACAATTTGATAATGATACAACTTGTCTATTATTACCAATTCCTGACATTGGTGAGCCTTGTGGAATTATATACTTAAAATCTTTTATCAAATCAAATATAAACTGTTCTGATAATGGATTTTCATATTTATCTTCTATTCTATGTATTTCTTTTGCAAGTCTCCAATGCATATCATCTGGTGTTCTTTCATAATATACAGTTTCACCTTCTTTTGTATCTTTTAATGCATACTTATTAACCCAAACATCAGCAGCTAATGTATCACCGTTAAAATATTTTAATGATGCATCATACGCTTCATCTCTTTTAAAAAAACTCATGTTATTTCTTTTATTTTTATATGAAGTTGATATTATTGAGATTACTCAAATATCCACTTTGTTTTAATTCTACTATAATTTGTGTTGCATATTCTTTATCCAATAATTTAAACATATTAAATATATTATCAGTAAAATAATAAGATAATTCAACAAAAATTTCCGATTTTGTATATTCTTTACCAATATTATCCAATAACATCTTATAATAGTCGTTAAACGCTTGTTTATTAGGCTTTCTTCTATTAGAAGAAAAATCTAAAGATGTTTTTTCAGTTAATAAATCATAGACATCTTTAGATAAATTAAGTCTACCTATATATTCTTCGTGATATTTAGACTCAAACTCGTAATTAGTGCCAACCTCAATTGGTAGACCATCATAACTATAATTTTCTTCTTGATAACCTATATAATATTCAGATTGTTCTGAAATCTCATCTAGTTTACCCTTAAAAATAGTATCTCTATTCAATGAATGTTTACCTTCAAGTTTATGATTATTTGTATTAAATTTAAACATCACATCATCTTCAGTATCTATATCCTCATCCTCATCAGATACCATAATTTCAACAATATCACCATCACCAAACTCTTCATCTATAATAACATCATCAATAAAATCTTCACCTAATTCCTCATCTAAATTATTATTTAAATCATCATCATCTAAAATAACTCTCTTTTGTATCATATATAATATTATTTTTAGATATTATTTCGCGCCAACCAACTGATCGTTCTCCATAGTTAAAAATTTAGTATTAAAATCAAAACGAACTTGTTCTTCGTGATGCTCACCATCTCTTAATTTTAATATTTTTAATCTATAAATATTATTACGTTTCATTTCTGGATTACGAATAATACCCCAAACTGAATCAGCAGTGTCAGCAATAGCCTTACTTTCAGGAATATCACCTAATTTAATGTCAGATGCACCCCAAACTGCTTTATCAGTTTGTGTTGCAGTTATAACTGAACATTCATATTTATCTCCAATTCTTCTTAAACCTTCTGCTAAGTGTTTTCCTTTTAAATATAACATATTAGTAATATCAAAACCTTTTTCAATTGACATAATATTTATATAATCAACAATTACCATTCCTACTTTAAGTCTTTTAACTTCTTCAAATTTTTTAATATAGTTATCTATATCAGTTACTGTACAATCACTTGTATTATATTTTTTAACATAAATCTTACCTGGTTGAGAATCAAATAAACCTCCAGTACTAGATTGGGATTTTAAATTATTTAATCTTTGTTTCATAAAAACCGAATCTTTTGATTTTTCATCATATTCATCAGAATTAATTTTAAGTCTCATAGATCCTAATCTTTTCATCACTTTTCTAGTTGCCATTTCTAATGTAATAACTAATACATTAGCGCCAGCATTTGCTGCATTTGTTGCGATATTATGCAACCACATGCTTTTTCCAACATTTGTCTCACCCATTATAACATTTAATGTTGATTTACTCCAACCACCACCTAATATTGAATCAATACAAGGCCATCCAGTATGAATAGTATTTTTACTAATTAATTGTTTATGTGATTCAGGATCATCAAAATCCATACCTAAATCACTATCATCATCATCAACTAAAAGAACATTACCGAACATTCCTTTAATTTTTTGTGCTATATCTACAACATTTTCATAATCAATTTCTTTAAGATTACGAACCATATCAATAGTTTTAAGCATATCACCATTTAATTGATTTTGTATTTTCCAAGCCTTAAATCTAGGCAATAACCATTCCGTGCTTATATCGCTATTATCGGATTGAAGGAGTAATTTTAAAACTGCCGCACTAATTTTATTTTCTTGGTCAGCTAGTTTGACCATTGCGACAATTTGTTGTGTGCTTGGTACAATATGACTTTCACTTCTTAAATATTCTTCTCTAATTACAGTATATACAAACATTATATCTGAATTCTTAAAAAAGTAAGGTTCTACCTTAGAAAATTGATCTGGAGTATCTAAAATATAGATAAAAAAATGCTTCTCCATATTTGTATTCATTGCTTCCGCCATATGAGTATTTTATAGATTATTTTTTAAAAGTTCAAAATACTTTTTTTAATTAAATAGATTTCCATCATCTTCAAGATTAAATTCATCAGAAGATAACATATCTTTATCTTCTATTTCATTTAATCTTTCATCAATATCTTCTAACTCTTTAAGACACTCATCATAAGAAGGATATTTGAAATAATCATAAATTATTGGTTCCATTGCTTTTAATACATCTGCATTAAATACCTTTCTATTAAAAAGTTGATTTGCTGCTACACTTTTATCTAAATGTTTAACATACCAACGATTAGATGGTTGAAATGTTATCTCACCTGTTTCTTTATCAATATTCTTTTTTACCTGTGCAATACCAATTTTAGGAAAATTTTCAAATGTACAAAACAAATCTAATCCCTTATAAGGATTAATACCTTTACTATAATCAATTTCGAATTTAACTTTTTTTGGTTTTGCTAATCTATTTTTTGCTGATTTCGCAGTGATTACTGAGCCGGATCTACCAAGATCCATTTCATCTTCTTCACCTGTTTTTAATTTTGCATCACTTAAAAATAAGATCACACTCGCAGCATAATATAAACCTTCGCCACCACTCATAATAGTTTGTGGAAACATATCTTGTGTTAAATAAACATGATTTGTTGCTACTAATGGAATATTTAAATATCCCAAATCATTAGTAATCAATCTAACAAGAGATTTTATTTGTTTTGCGCGGGTCATATCTTGTTTAACATTTAATTTAAGAGTATCTTCTTTTTCTTTCTCACTGGATAACATACCAATAGAATCTAAAAAGAATATTGTTTTTGACACATCAACTCCGGTATCTTTTAGTTTTTGCAAAGCATCTAAAAAAGACATCATAAACATTTTTATCTTTTCAACAATATTAGTTCGTATTAACATAAAATTATCTTTATTTGATGTATCAATACCATACATATCAAAATCAGATTTTTCAATAGAATACTCTGTGTCAATCCACACAATATTATATCCCATTTTTTGGGCATTTCTTGCAATATTTAAAGAAATAAAAGATTTTCCAGTCTGCTTTGGTCCAGCAATAATTGTTATTTTATTATTTGGTATTCCACCTTTTAAAATGCTTTTAGATAAAAGTGCATCTACAATATGAATTCCAGTTGATATAAATGTTTTTTCTTTCTCAAAATCTTCAATTGATATGATATCTTTCTTTGAAATATTTTCTATAAGATTAGATATTTTTGAAAAATCAAAACCATTTGATTTCTTTTGTGAGGTTTTAGTTGTCTTTGCCATAATATATTATTATTTTTATTTAGATTGATTCTAAGTTATTATAGAAAAAACTTAATAAAAAGTTTTATGTTTAAAATATAATAAATTTAGAACCTAACTGAATATATATATAATTCCAAAATAAGATAAGAATATGGAGTTCTATATAGTATTCGTTAAAAATAGGAAAAAACTTGACAAATATATTAAAGTCAATAAGGTACGAAATAAGACAATTATAGATATAAAACAGCAATTAGATGATCACGGATTAGAAGATGTCACTGAATGGCGGGAATATTTCAATCTTATAATATATACCAAAATAACTCAAACTATCAGGAAAAATAAAGATGTGTACTATATACCAAATATAGGTAAAATTAATACTTTAGAAATTGATGATATTTTTCAAATTAAAGAAAATTTAACTGGAAAAATTAATTTTAATTTACTTTTCTTTTTTGAAGATTTTAAAGACAATCAAAAAATGTATGAAAATCTTCTATCTAATATATCATTATTTGACGCTATTCAAATAATTAGAGATTACTAAATCAATATCAGAGAAATATTTTTTTTATATATAAAGAAAAACTATAAATTAAATGTCACATTATTCTGAAATAGATTTTCTTTTTAATAATATTACTAAAGATTATATAAATCTTCAAACAAGCAATAGAAATAATTCTGCTAATATATTTGATGAATCAAAATATGTTGTATATAAAAATAAAAATAATTCTGGTGCTGGTACAACTAATATCAAAAAATATATAAAAGATAAAGTATATAAAAATGAAGACAAATCTATAAATCCTTATGTACAATTAGTAATGGATTTTGATAGTGTTGATGGTCAACCTGGAGCCGGGTTAAGAATAAAAGCTGCAGATTTAGCGTATTTAAGAGAATTAGGTGTTTATCCTATAAATAGAATGGCTATTCTTAGAAGATTTCCAGAAGGTTGCTTTGTTCCAGAAGACCTAAATGAAATGATTAGAGAACCAATCTCAACTATTGTTGGCTGGATTAAACCAAGTGACAATTTTGGTAAAGTTGAATTTCATGAAAATTGGGCAACCACATCTAAAAGATTTGATCAAATGATATCTAAAATGATAGAAACTGCAACAGGTGGATTATTACCAATAATACCAGTTCCTGATTTTGCGCAAGGTATGTTATTTCAACTTTACAAAAATGCCGGACTTTTAAATAGTGATAGTACAAATGAGACAACAGATGAAGCTTATGAAAATTTTGATCCTAGCACTATAAAACAACCAACATCTTACACCGATGTAACTAACGGTAAAGGTCCAACTACAACTAATAGTTGGGGCCTTAATAATATACCTATTGGGGATCCTAATGTATTACAAGAAGGGCCATTTAGAGATCCGGCAGGACAAAATATAACATCAACCTTTGAATTTATATTAGAAACAACATATGAACAAAAATTATTAGGAGATGTTGATCCAGGTTCAGCAATGCTAGATATTTTAGATAAT